GCATATCAAATTCAATTACTACAAGAAAAGAGTTTGGTTCAAGTGAAATTACGGTTGGATCGGATGCAACTGGAATGGGTTGATGCTCTTTTTCACGACAAACTAATGCCAAGCCAAGTGCATCCACAGCCATTTCATATGCTTGCGTCATATCATCCCCTTGCGTCAGACATTCTGGAATATCAGGGAAAGAAACCCAGAAGCCTCCTTCATCCGCTTTATGAAATAATGCAGGATAAAATAATTTTTTCATCAATCATACCTCCTTTAGGGGCTGAACTATTTCAGTCCAGCCTGTTTTAGTATTGCTTGTTCAAGTCCTTTTTTTAGACTTGTACTATGATAAGGAATTTCTGTTTGGTGTCCAGTCGCATCATTTCTCATTTTTACGTGAGAACCGTTTTGGCTAATTATCCTAAAACCGTTTTTCTTGAGATATTTTATCATCTCCCGTGGTGTCATTGGCATTTTTATTTCTCCTTTCCTTATCATAATAGGATTATAACACGTAATATTACGTATGTCAAGAAAAATATACGTAATATTACGTAAAAATATAGTTTGTAATATTTCGAAGGAAGATTTGGATAGATAAGGAGGGTTTATGTGAAGGAATTAGGGATTGACTATTGAAAACATGACAGAAATAGTTTGTTACATATAATCATATCAGATACAGTAGGAAGTAAAATGGGACTATATAAAAAATTGGATTAGTGGTCAATGATAGATAATCGAACGTTTGTTTTGAAAATAACAAATATGTAGAGTATTATAATGATCTATTAACGGAGATAGAATGCTGCAAACTACGGAATCTGGAGGTGAAAAAATTTGAATTATGATTTTATAAAACTAAGTCGCAAAATTTTAGATTGGGAATGGTATCAAGATGTAAACACTTCTCGAGTTTTTATTCATATGCTTATAAAAGCAAATTGGAAGGATGGAGAATACAAAGGGTATATTATTCCACGCGGATCTTTCGTCTCTTCTTTTAGAAAGCTTGAGGGAGAGACTGGTTTAACTGTAAAAGAAGTTAGAACTGCTATTTCTCATTTAAAAGAAACGGGAGAAATTGCGCTGGAAGTTACAAAACATTTTACAATTTTTTCAATAAAAAATTATGAATTTTATCAGAAAAATGAGAAAGAAGAGAACAAAAAAGAGGACACAGAAAAGGGCACACAAAACGGCACAAAAAAGGGCACACCAAAATTAAAGAAAACTATAGAAAATAGAAGGATTTCAGAGGAATTTTTCATATCGAACGGCACACAAGACGGCACACAAAACGGCAATGATAGAAGAATATTAAAGAAATATATATATCTCTCTGATCGCGCGCGCGAAGAAGAATCGTTAAAATTGTTTGAAGAATTTTGGAAAGTTTATCCAAAGCAAGTTTCACGGATGCTTGCTGAACAAGCTTATGCAGAGCTGCTTCTAACCACACAGGGGTTGGGAGAAGAACAGGTCGTGGCTGCTGCAAAGAACTATGCAGAGGCTTGTAAAATTCTCAAAACAAGAGAGAAATATATAAAAATGCCCCATAACTGGCTAAAAGAATCTACTTGGATTGATTACCTTCCTGAAAACTATAAAAAGCCACAGGAAGTATTTAAACAAGCGAAAGGGGATTCTGCATACAAAAATAGGTTTAACAACTTTGAGGACAGAAAATACTCCATGGACGATATGGAGCGTCAATTATTAGGAATAAAGGACAATAATGAGTGAAGTTATAAACCTATAAAGGGGAGTGGTTGATTATGGTAAAGTACAAATTGACAGATTTAGAGAATGGGCAGACAGCAATAGGCACAGCAGACTGTCTGTCCAAGTTAATAAAAATTCCAAAACAATCGGTAAATGTATGCGCGAGAGAAGAGAAGCTATATAGAAAACGCTACCAGATTGTAAAATTAGGCGAAGAAGAGGACAGCAAATCAATGCTAGTTTACAGGCAATGGGATACTGTCCACAAGATATATACAGAGCTGGTGACGGGAGAAAGGACAATTATAAAAGGCGAGGACGGAAAACGATATGCGATTAAAATAAATGCAAAGGCAATATCAGAATGAAGGTTGGTTTAATAGATGTAGATGGTCATAATTATCCAAACTTACCACTAATGAAATTATCTGCATGGCATAAGTGGCAAGGGGATAGTGTGGAATGGTACAAACCATTATTGCATGGCTTTCCAAATATACCACTTGACAAGGTGTATATGTCAAAAGTTTTCAGCTTTACGCCAGATTATTGGGATTTTATAAATGCCAAAGAGGTTATAAAAGGTGGCAGCGGCTATGCAATAAAGACGGTGGACGGAAAAGAAATATTTGAAAAAGAGAAAGACCTACAGTTGCCGCATGAGATAGAACACATATACCCAGACTATTCGTTATACCCAGAACAGACGAAAGACACGGTATTTGGCTTTCTGACAAGGGGATGTCCCAGAGGATGTAAATTTTGTCATGTAGGCTGCAAAGAGGGCAGGAAGTCAAGAAAAGCTGACCTATCAGAATTTTGGAGGGGCAGAAAAACATTGTGCTATGTGATCCAAATTTGATTGCTTGCCCGGAATGGGAAGACCTATTGCAGCAGCTAATAGACAGCAAAGCAAGGGTGGACATAAATCAAGGTGTAGACATACGCATTATGACAGAAAAGAAAGCGGAAATGATAAAGCAAATAAAGGTCAAGTCAATTCACTTTGCATGGGACCGATACAAAGATAAAAAAATCATTGTGCCGAAGCTGAAATACTTCAAAGAAATTACTGGATGGGGCAGGGAAAAAATGATTGTTTTTGTGCTGACGAACTATGATACGACACATGAACAAGATTTAGAAAGAATTTATACTTTGCGGGATTTAGGCTATAACCCGTACATCATGATTTATGACAAGGAACACACGAAAGTCACAGACAAAGTACGGCTTCTTCAAAGATGGGTGAACAATAGGCGAATATTTGCAACAGTCATGAATTTTGAAGAATACGACAGAAAGAAAGGATAGGAAGGAGAATCCAATGAAAGAGAATCCGGCAAACGGGATAAAAGATTGTATGTAGCGTTTTCTGATGGACAAGGGGCAGAAAGAAAACATACCAGAACTGAAGGCAGCCGTTTACAGGTTGATTCAAATGACAACGCAGAAAACAGCAGGACAGAAAAATCCGACACATATTAAGTGGGAGACGTTGGATATGGAGTTAATGCGGATTGTGATTGAAGCAACTGCACTGGTGTTGTCTGGTAGATTGGATGAATTAGAAAAATCCGAATCGTAAAACATTGGTTCCACACAGGAATGTTTTTGAGCTGGATTTAGGGCAACCAGAAAGCGAGAAAGGAGATAGAAATGGAACATATAGAATTGAAACCGTGTCCGTTTTGTGGAGGAAGGGCAGAGGTTGAAGCATATACACGAGGTGTCACAATAAAGTGTGTTGCGGATGCAAGACAGAAGTATTTGAATCAGACGCAATCGAGGAAATACGACATGTAGATTTTTATAGCATCTTAGTTCCTTGGGGAACATTATATATACACAGATTTGATAACCCCAAGACAGATTTTCAAAAAGCGATAGAAGCATGGAACCAGCGAGCATAACCCGAATTTGGGGCGAATACGAGGGTAGAAAGGAGAGATTTTAATGTACATGATAAATAATGAAGAAGCATGTTATAAGGAGGGAGCAGAAATGAACTTATTAGAGCAGTACCGAACAATTGGCACAGTTGAAGAATGCCGAAGGGCAAGGGAGAGGCAGCAGGTGAAAAAACCTATTAACATGAAAGGATTAAAAGATTTTAGCGAGCGAATATATTCGTTTCAAGGGAATTGCCCGACATGTGGGGCAGAAAAACTTCTGTCTGTAAATGCAGCCTATTGTCCTAGATGTGGGCAAGCAATAGATTGGAACGAATAAAAAATATTTCCGTTTTGGATTGGAGAAATTGTTATGAGAACAAATATTTTGGATTTATGCGAAGAGTACATATATCAAGTATGGCGCATGGAGGATTTAAAAGACGGTGGCGCACCTACCCTTTATGGATTGGAACAACATCGCAATGATGTTATTATGGAGGAACTGCATAAAACGGGAGAAGAACGATTTAAGAATGATTCTAATTTGTATTTGCCACAGAAATGGTATTTTTTAATCAATCCGCAGACCATATTGTTTAGACGTTCGCACGTTAAAAAATTGAAAGAGGGGTGAAACGCAATGGGATATTACAAAAGGCAGCAGAACCGAAAAAGAAGCGAAGCAACAGAGCAAGAAGCATTAATGGAGTGGTGTGTCTGGCAGCAAGGAAAGTACCCAGAATTGGGGCTAATCTATCATATCCCAAATGGAGGCAGCAGGAACACACTGGAAGCAGTGAATTTAAAGCGGCAAGGAGTGAAAGCGGGTGTACCTGATTTATGCTTACCTGTAGCAAAAAATGGTTTTCATGGATTGTACATCGAAATGAAGTACGGTAAGAATAAGACTACACAGAACCAGGAAGAATGGTTGGAAGCTCTGAAAGAACAGGGATATTTTACAACGGTTTGTTACGGGGCGGAGGAAGCGAAATGGATAATTGCAAGATATTTGCAGTTTCCGGGCTATCCTGCAATGGAAAGCCGAGCAATACAAATGATAGACTTTATAGAAGGACCCGTGCCAGAAGTTCTTTGTACGATTGACCGAGACGGTAGTGCAGATGATTTTCAGGGCTGCGGACATTGTTTTGATGCAGACGGGGAAGAAAACGCAGACTGTGGAAGTTGTATTGTAAGCAGGATATTTCAAGAATATGCAATACTTACAGGGCAGGCAGAAGGAAGTTTTCTACCCGATAACAGAGGAAGAATAGGGTGAAAAGCATGACAGAGCGGACACTGGAGAAAGCGATCAAAATAAAAAGACAGATAGACACGCTGCGGACAAGGAAAGCAGAAGTTAAAAAGGTATGGGTATTGTGCAAGGAAGCAGAGGAAAACAAAATAATTTTCCATATTCAGGCACAGAACAACGGTTACTACAAAGAAGAAACAACAATTTCAGCGCAGACAGCAAAGCTGGTTCTGGATAAAGAGCTTGAAGCCGTAGAAACGGAGCTTGAAACATTATTGTATGAATTATCTGACCTGCATTAAAGAAGGTAGGGAACATGATACCCAAAGGTTTTATAACAGTTCAAAGGGAAGGCACTAAAGCTATAGGGGGGCAGCAGGAACCGGCAGAAAAGCAGTATGAGGAAATCCGGCTGTCACCAGATAAATTTCATTCCATTCTTGACAGAACGCTTTCTTTTCTACTTCTGAAAAAAGATGGATACAAAGTAGGGGAAGAATTGACCTTATCAGAATATACAGCAGTGGAAAAGACGGGAAGAAGGCTTATTGTAAAAATTCGCTATATATGGAAAGACTGGACGGGACTGGAAGAGGATTATTGTATTATAGGAATTTGGCAAGTGGCATTTCTGCCAGTGGCAACAGAGCAGTTATAAAAGAAATCCTATTTGGTGAAAGAAGAAAAGATGGGAATCTTAGCGGATATTTTGGATTTAGTAGAAAAAGTAAAATCAGGAAGAGAAAGGGCAACGCCAGAAAAGGTGCTTGTCCTTGCTACACATAATGAGAAAAGGCGGCAGCAGGATAACAGCCGGAAAGACTGTGCAAAAAGCGTTTAGGAGGTTAAAAAATAATGGAAGCAATGGACAAAGCAAAGGTTATTCAGCTTTTAGAATTTTTTCCAGATATTGATGAGGAAATAAAAGCTAGAAAAAGCACAATAGCAGATTTAGAACAATATTATAATCCGCTATCTGGTATCCAGTATGATGGTATACCGAAAAGAAACTATCAGGCTGAAAGTCAGACAGAGAAAATAGCAATGAATATGCCAGATTACATAGATAAAGGAATTAGAACCTATCAGAAAGATATTGAGACCTTACAGAAAGTAAAAATAGAAATCATAAAAGAAGTGTCAAGGTTGAATTTAAAGCAAAAAAAGATTATTTTTGGCTTCTATTTTCACAATATGAAGTGGGAACAGGTGGCAAAGCACACGAATTACAGTGATAGACAATGTAAAAATATTAGAGACGAAGCACTGCGGAAGCTGCTAATGAACTTTCAAAAAAATAAAATATTAACAGAATACAATCGGATAAGAGACTGAAAACATTGCCCGAAATTGCCCGTTATTATTTGTTATAATAAACAGAAAGAAGACGCTTTTTTAATGAACTGCAGAGATTTTATTTCAAATTTACAACACTTATTTTTATGAGTTTTGAAAGAACAAGAAACAGAGATTTTGGAAACAAACGAAATGAGGTGAGAATGTGGGACGTAAAAAAAGCCCGGAGAGAGAACGGAGCTTACAGCGATATATAGACAGTGGCGGCACGATGACACTTGATGAATTGGCAGCAGCGGCAGGTGTTTCGAAAGCCTGCATAAGTAAATGGAAATCAGAAGACAAGTGGAAAGAGAAATTGCAAAAAATCCCAAAGAAAAAGGGAGGACAGAAGGGAAATCAGAACGCCAAAGGGAGAACACCTGCAAAAGACGGAAATAAAAATGCTGTCACACATGGAGCATATGCGAAGACTGGTATAAAAGATATTACGCTAAAGGAAGTAGAGCGAATCAAGCAAATCATGCAAGGGGAAAACATTCAGCGTATGCAGGATGAGCTTCAAAGTCTGTTGGTTCGTAAAGCATATTTGGAGGGATTATTGAAGCAATATACGGATTCAGAAGCAGGGAACAACTATTATGTGGATAAAATAGTACATATGGTAGTACCGAAGGAAATGGAAGAATGGCAGCAGGAGCAAGCAATGGGAATGAAAATAGGGCAGTTAGATCCAGAGGCAAAGGCAGCAGGGGGCAGCGGTGAGAAGCTAAAGACGTCTATGAAATCTATTATTAAAGCAAGTGCTTTTGATCGAGCAATGAAGGTAGAAGCTGAATTGAATCGCTTGCATGGACGTATTATTAAGCAGCTTGATAGCATGAAGTCATATGAAATGGAGAGGAAAAGACTGCAACTGGAAGAACGAAAGTATGAACTTTCAAAACAAAAGCTGACAGGTGAGATTAAACTAGATGATGAGGAAGAGGAAGAAATTATTGATGAATCCGTACCCGAAAACGCAAGCGGGTAGGTTCTTTTGGCGTTTTAGAGGGAATGAGGGTACGCAGACCCCCAAACCCTGTCTAGGTAATAAAAATTTTTTATTGTTTCCGTTTTTTGGAGCAAATTTTTTAGGGGGTGTTTTTTTGACATTGTATACATCGGCAGCAGTTGCACGACGGTTGGATATGACTGAACGAAATGTAAGGATGTTACGGGAAAAAGGAGTCCTAACGGAATACAAGCCAGGATTGTATGACTTACAGGTAGTAACAGTGCAGTATATCAATTTTCTAAGAAAGAAGAATCCAGGGGCAGAAGAAAAGGTGGATTATAATACAGAACGGGCCAGATTGGTAAAAGCGAAGCGGGAGAGTGAAGAATTGGAATTGCAGGTGCGAAAAAAGGAGCTTCATTGTACAGAGGATGTAGAAAAAATAATGACGGATACTTTTGTTAATTTTCGAACAAGGCTTTTAGCAATACCTGCGAAATTAAGCCCCATTTTAGCAAAGAAGAAAGAGCAAACGGAAATATTTAAACTGTTAAAGGCAGCGATGGACGAGGCACTAGAAGAATTATCGGATTTTGATAAAGTATTTGGAGAGGATGGAGAAGAATGAGAGAGAATACGATACAACTTTTTCGAAAAATATTTCAAGTGCTAAAACCACCGCCGGATTTAACTTTATCAGAATGGGCAGATAAATATAGGCGACTTGCTGCTGGAACAACTGCAGAGCCAGGAAGATGGAGAACATCCAAAGCCCCGCACCAAAAAGAGATCATGGACACGATTACAGATATATCTATAAAAAAAATAGTGATTATGTCGGCGGCCCAAGTGGGAAAAACAGATGCTATGATATTAAATGTAATTGGCTACTATATTCATTATGATCCGTCTCCGATTATGGTAATACAAACAACGATAGATAATGCTGAAAAGTTTTCAAAAGAGAAATTATCTCCTATGTTACAGGAAACACCTGTACTTGCGGAACGTGTTAAGGACAAGTCGAGAAGTAGTGGAAATACAATCTTACAGAAAATATTTCCAGGCGGTTTTGTTACGATAGCGGGAGCAAACAGCCCAACAGGTTTAAGAAGTCATACCGTAAGAATTTTATTGGCAGATGAAATTGACGGTTATCCAGCAAGTGCAGGAGATGAAGGAGATCCACTTTTACTTGCAACAAAGCGGCAAACGACATTCTGGAATAAAAAGCAAGTGGATATTTCCACGCCAACCATCAAAGGAGCGTCTCGAATTGAAGTGGAATATGAAAATAGTAGTAGAGGGGAATGGAATGTTCCCTGTCCATGTTGCAAAGAACTACAGCCTCTTGTTTGGGATCATGTTATTTATGATGAAGATGATTTGTCTGAGATTCGGTATGTTTGTGAAAAATGTGGAGTTATATCAAGTGAGGCAGAATGGAAGGAACATTATACAGAAGGAACATTTATACATGAAGATCCTAAAAATCCAGTTAAGGGATTCCACCTAAACACTTTAGGTTCTACCTTAACTACATGGAGAGAGGTAGTAGAGAAATTTATATTAGCAGAGAAAGAATTAAAAAAGGGAAATTCCAATTTAATGAAAGTGTGGATTAACACAGAAATGGGACTAACCTATGAGGAAGAAGGAGAAACAATAGAAGAGGATACTCTTTTAGAACGCCGAGAAATTTATGGTTGTGAAGTACCAGAGAATGTGATGTATTTAACAGCTGGAGTAGATACACAGGATGATCGATTTGAAATAGATGTGGTAGGATGGGGTTCAGAATATGAAAGCTGGGGAATTAAATATGCGGTCATTTATGGAGATAATAGTGATATTGAAAATCAGGTATGGAACGATTTAGATTTATTTTTATTACAATCTTTTGAAAAGGAGGATGGAACAAAGCTGAAAATTATATGCACTTGCATGGATGCCGGAGGACATCGAGCAAATCAAGTGTATAAGTTTTGCAAAAAGAGATTCCATAGAAATATTTTTGCGATACAAGGAAGTAATAATAGTGCTGCTGCATACATAGAGAAACCAAAGAAAGGAAGTAACAGAGAAGGAGCTTATCTTTTTCGGATAGGAGTCGATACAGGAAAGTCATGGCTTATGGATCGGTTGAAAGTAGAAAAACCAGGACCAGGTTATTGTCATTTCCCGCTAGAGGATGGGAAAGGATATGATGAAAAGTATTTTAAGAGTTTGACCTCAGAGAAGAAAGTAATAAGAGAAAAGATGGGGAAGCCATATTTTGCATGGGTGTTAAAGGATAAAGGTGAACATAGAAGAAATGAAGCACTGGATTGTCGCAATTATGCAACAGCCGCAATTGAGATAACCAATTTACCTTTGAAAAAAATTGAAAAGAAAACAGACATAGTAATAGGAAAGAAAAGAAGAAAAAGAAGAAGTAACGGAGGTGTGATATAAAATGGCAGGAATTACGCTAGAAGTAGCTCAGAAACATTTAGAAGAATGGTTAGAAGCAGAATTAAAAGTAACAACTGGTCAAAGTTATACAATAGGAAGTCGAACTCTAACAAGAGCAAATTTAACAGAGATCAGAAATTCAATTGATTACTGGAATAAAAAAGTTCTTGCACTAGATAATATAAAAAAGGTAGGAGGTAGGAATCAAATAAAGCGAGTAGTACCACGAGATTTATAAAGATAAAATAATAGGATTAAAAATTTTAGAGAAAAGTAGTATATATTTCCTATAAAAGTACAAAAAGATTTCCTTGCATTTCCCGAAATGCAAAAAGATTTCCTTTTTTTTCATGAAAACCTATGTTATTATATAAACTGGGAATTGTAAAGAAAAGAGAAAAGAAAAGCACCTTTATGGGTGCTTTTTTCACGTCAAAAAATCATAAAGAAGGAAAATGATATGTTGGTGGAAGTTAAGAAATTGAATAAGAAAGATGTAGCTGAAACATTTGGGAAAGAACATAAGAATGTGCTAAGAGATTAATGCTTAAAATCATAAACAGCCTATGTTTTACATTACAAAAGATGGGTTTATATTATTGGCTATCGTATCATTTAGTATGGTATTTTTTATGTTAAAAAATAGATGGGAAGTGAAATTTTGAATTGGGTAGCAAAAGCGATTGATAATATTATTACTATAGTAGCACCACAAACTGCATTAAAAAGAACAGCAGCAAGACAAAAAATGCAGATTTTAAACAGTGGATATAGTCATTATGGAGCTTCTACTACAAAGAAATCTTTACTGGGTTGGGATTATTATTCTGGAAGTTGGAGAGAAGATATTAATGATAATTTATCAACGCTACGTCAAAGAAGTAGAGATATTTATATGGGAGTACCAATTGGTAGAGCAGCGATCAATACTATGAGAACTAATGTAGTAGGACGTGGGCTTATGTTAAAGCCAACTATTGATGCAGAGGCATTAGGAATTTCTTCTGAAAAAGCGAAAGAACTGGAAAAGAAAATCACAAGGGAATGGGCGATTTGGGCAGAAAGTGCAGATTGTGATATGGCAAGACTGGATAACTTTTATGAGTTACAACAGCTTGCTTTTTTAAATTGGTTAGCTTCTGGAGATACATTAGTACTTCTTCCAGTAAAACCGCGATTGAATCAACTATATGATTTACGAATACAACTTGTTGAAGCAGATAGGCTTTCCAGTCCGAATTATGATGATACTTATGATAATAAAATTGTAGGCGGTGTAGAAGTGGATTCTGATGGAGAAGTAGTAGCATACCATTTTTCTAAACATCATCCACTTTCTTATGCAAATGAACAGATTGAATGGCAGCGTGTGGAAGCCTATGGAAAGCGAACTGGAAGAAAAAATGTTTTACATTTGATGTGTCGTGAAAGAATTGATCAGCGTAGAGGTGTTCCGTTTCTTGCCCCAATCATAGAGTCATTAAGACAAATCGGGCAGTATACCAATGCGGAACTTGTGGCAGCAGTAGTATCTGGATTATTTGCTGTTTTTATTGAAAAAGGAGAAGCAGGGGAAGGAGAAGCAGTAGGATCAGTTATTCCAGAAGAAGAACAGGTGGATGCAGAAGATGAAACTTCTCTAGAATTGTCACCAGGTAGTATTTTAGAACTAGCAGAGGGAGAAAAGGCAAATGCTGTCAATCCTGGAAGACCAAATGAAAATTTTAGTGGTTTTGTAGAAGCGATTTGTCAGCAAATAGGAGCAGCGTTAGAAATTCCATATGAGTTACTTATAAAACACTTTACGACCAGCTATTCTGCTAGTCGAGGGGCATTAGAAGAAGCATGGAAAATGTTTAAAATGTACAGAACATGGCTTGCCAATGATTTTTGTCAACCAATTTATGAAGAGTGGCTGGCAGAAGCAGTGGCAAAAGGTAGAATTAAAGCCACTGGATTTTTTGCCGATCCGATTCGTCACAAAGCATATTGCAAAGCACAATGGAATGGACCGGCAAGGGGACTACTAAATCCTGTACAGGAGATTAACGCAGCAGTAGTAAGGGTAGAAAATGGCTTTTCTACAAGAAGTACAGAGACAATGGAAATGGCTGGTGGTGATTTTTACAGCAATTGTGAGCAATTAAAACAGGAAGCGGAAGTATTGAAAGAGGTGAGAAAAATTGCAGAAAAAACAGAGCAACAGAAAGCAATATAAAATGCGCCATAGAAATAGGATTTGCCAAAATAGCGTGAAAAAACTACATAGTTTAGAGGGAGCAGCACAAGATAAGTTTTGGAATTTTATTCCAGCCACAGCAACAAAGCCGCCAGAATTGATTTTGTATGGAGCAATTAGTAGCAACCAAAGTTGGTGGGAAGACCGTGTGACACCAGGACAATTTAATAAAGAACTGGATGCATTGGGAGAGGTACCAGAAATTGTAGTACGAATTAATAGTCCAGGTGGTGATGTATTTGCTGCTAATGCAATCTATAGTCGGTTGAAAGACCACATAGCAACAATTACTGTAAAAATAGATGGTTGGGCGGCTTCTGCTGCCACTATTATTGCTATGGCAGGTGATACGATTAAGATTGCAAGAAATGGTGTTTTCATGATTCATGATCCTGCGATGACGGTATGGGATACTTTCCGAGCAGAAGACTTTGAAAAGATGGCAGAAGAACTGAAAGTGATTAAACAGTCTATCATTAATACTTATGCTATGAGAACAGGAAGAGAAGAAAAAGAAATTTCTGCTTTTATGTCAGAAGAAAGATGGTGGACAGGTGATGCTGCTGTAGAAAACGGTTTTTGTGATGAGCTGATGTTTGAGGATAGCAAAACAGTGGTTGAAAATGCAAATCGGATTGTGGTAAATTCGGTACCATTTGATATTACAAATTTTTCTACGATACCAAAAGAAATTTTAAATAGTGTTACAGAAATAGGTAGATTGCAAAGTGGGGTAAATCCAGAAAATAAACCTCAAAGGGAGGAAGAGCAGATGGAACCAAAAGATATTAAAACAGTGGAAGAATTAAAAGCAGTATATCCAAGTTTAATTGCCACAATAGAGGATAATGCTAGAAAAGAGGAAAGAAACCGTATTAAAGCATTAGAAGCAGCGGCAGTAGATGGCTTTGAGGACATTGTAAAAGATGCAATGTTTGAAAACCCAATTTCTGCAGGAGAAATGGCACTGAAAATTTTAATGGAACAAAAGAAACAAGGTGGTCAGTATTTAAGCGGTCGAGCAGATGATGTGAATGAGAGTGGTGTAAATAAGATTGGAGTAAGTGCAAGTGAAAAAGGAAGTGAGGGAAGTGATCCATTTAATACAGCAATTGACCGACTTTTTCCAGATACACAATTAAGATAGGGGGAGTTAAAATGTATGAGATTGAAACAAGGAAATGGGAGCCAAAAAATTTTTTTGCAGGTAATTTCCCGACTTTGACAGAAACGGGAACAGCAGGAGAAAAACTAGAGGAACATATGCCAGTAACAAAAAATGAGGAAGGAAAAATTGTCCCGGTAACAGCCCCGGCAGAGGGAAAAACAATGGACGTTGTAGGAATTACGGCAACAGCGGCAGGAGCAGACGAACCCGCAGTATACTACATGACCGGGGAATTTTTTGCAGAAGCACTTGTGATTCCTGACGGCGTAGAAATTGAAGCGTTAAAGGACACTTTCAGGAGAATTTCAATCTTTTTAAGATAAAGGAAGGAAAGAAGACATGGCAAACGAAGTTAGTATTTATGACCCACGGACTATGGGGCGGGTAGTAACAAAACTGCCGCCTGTACATACATTTTTTAGAAGCACGTTCTTCAAACATGAGGAAACTTTTGTGACAAAGGACGTTGACGTGGATTTTATAAAAGGTTCCCGGAAAGTTGCGCCGTTCGTGCATAGGGTTATCGGCGGGAAGACCGTACCGAATACCGGGTACGAAACGAAGACATACACGCCGCCGCTGGTTGCGCCGGATAAAATCACGACCATAGACGACCTGTTAAAAAGACAGCCCGGAGAAAGCATTGTTTCCGGCAGGACCCCGGCAGAAAGAGCCGTGCTGAAAATGTCGGCAGACTTTAAGGAATTGCGTGACATGATTGCAAGACGTGAAGAATTGATGTGCGCCCAGTCGATTATAGGCGGCAAGATACCGATTATTGGGGAGGGGCTGAATGAAGAAATTGATTTTGGCTTCACGAACAAAGAAACAATAACGGAAGCCGCAAAGAAATGGTCAAATGCTAAGTCTGATAAAATAGCAGATTTGGAGCGTTGGCACAAGCACGTACAGCAGCACGGATTTACAAATTGTGATATGTGTATAATGGCTGATAATGTAGCGACAGCTTTCATCAATGACGAGAAAGTACAAAAGCTGCTTGACGTAAAGAATTACAATCTTGCAGTAATTCAACCAAAACAGTTACCAAACGGCGTGACTTATATCGGGACATACCATAAGCTGGGCTTGATATTTACACGTATAACGAGTGGTACCTGGACGATTGGACAGACCCGGACCCGAAAAAGGCAAAGGAAAAGCCTATGGTCCCGGACGGCACACTTATCCTGATAAGCAGCAAGGCAAACTATTCCATGTATTACGGGGCAATCACTCTTGTAGACCTGATTACAGGAAAATTCCGCACGGTAGAGGGGAAATATGTACCAGATGCATGGGCGAAAAGAAAGCCTGCAAGGAGATTTTTACAATTACAGTCCGCACCGCTTTCCGTGCCGCATGATGTAGATAGTTGGTTTGTAGCAGAGGTTATGTAATGGATTTTAAAGCACAAATTTTGGAAGATTTAAAGGTATTTCATAATCTTGGAGAATTTGGTACAGTTACAAACCTATGGTATGATGGTAGCAAATATACGATTCCAATTGTAATTGACCATGAAATAGTAAAGGATAGGAAAAGCCTAATGAATGATCATGCAGAGGGGATCAATCGAGTAGAAGTTACCATTTATCTATCTTTTGAAGATTTGGGGTTTATTCCCAAAAAGGGAATGACCATTGAACTAGAGGAAGTGGGATCAATTAATTTGTATGAAATTACAAAATCTGTTGAAGAATATGGAGAAATCATACTGGAATTGGGGGCATATAGCGAATGATTGAAGTAACAGAGGAAGTAGTAAGCCGAGTAGAAAAGATTCTTGCCGGGGTGCCAAAAGGTGCCGAACGTGCTTTATCTAATGCGATCAACCGGGGATTGTCTAAAGTAAAGACAGCGGCAGTAAAACGTGTAACCGAAGTTTATACCGTGCAAAGTAGTACATTTACCAGTGCAGCAAATACAAAAGTGAGTCAATCCAGTACAAGCAACTTGTCTGGATTTCTTTCTTTTAGTGGTTACAAAATTCCACTTTATAAATTTCAGGTAACACCAAAATCGCCAAGAAAAAAGAATGTAGTTAGTGTAGCAGTAAAAAAAGGCGGTGGAACTCAGTTACAACATGCTTTTATTGCACAAATGTCGCATGGTCATCTTGGTATATTTGAAAGAAAAACAAGAAAACGTTTTCCGGTAAAAGAATTTATGGGTTTATCTGCTGCACAAATGGTATGGAATGAAAAGGTGATGGCAGGATTAGAAATAGAAGCAGAAAAAACTGTAAATGAAAGAATTGAATATGAAATCAATCGTTTATTGAATGGGTATGGAGAATAATAGGCATGACACCAATTATTTTACTAGAGCAGTTAGCAGAGTTTATAAAAGAAAAAACAAAGGATATTAAGCTACAAGTAAGGGTAAAAAAAGATTCTTCTGAGGAGAACGAACGAGCAGCAGAAGTACATAAAATGAATTTACCAACAAAAGAGGACGAAATTCAAAGAATTCCCTATATTTTATTACAATTTCTTATAGGAAAAGATGAGAAGCAAGAGAATGAACCAGACGAAAGTAACTGTAAAATACGAATTGTGGTTAGTACTTATTCGGAAAATGGGGAATTGGGTTCTTATGATGTGCTAAATGTTTTGTTGCGGATGCGAAGCGAGTTGCAAAAAGTAGGTGTGATTGGTGGCTATTTTGTGCTAAAGAAGCCATTGGAATATATTGTATATCCAGACAATAAACCACCTTACCATTTTGGAGAAATGATAACAAACTGGTCTATACCAGTGATTCAAAGAGAAATAGATATTTGTATGTCGGAGGAGAATAAATTATTATGGTAGAAAAAAAAGAGGAAGAAGAGATAGAAACAAAAAGAATAGAAAAAGATCGTTCTGAAACAAATAAGAAAGTAGAAAAAGAAGAAGTAGTGAAATTAGCTTATATTGGTCCAACATTGCCTGCTGGACAATTAAAGTGTAATCGAATATTTATTGGAACGATAACAGAAATCAAAGAGGAATTAAAATCAGTACTAGAAAAATATCCACTTGTAGAAAAGATGTTGGTTCCGGCAGATAAGATAGGAGAAAAGAAAGAACGAGCAAGAACAAGTGGAAATATTCTGCATAAATACTATTCCGATTTGGTTTCTAGTATGGCGGTAAATTTGGCAAAGGAGGGATAACAGATGACAGGTCAAATCACGCATGGTGCACAGACCGGGAAATTGACAACAAGTGTTTCTACACCGAATGTAGCAGCAAGTGGTATTATATTTGCAGTAGGAACAGCCCCCATACAGATGGTGACAGGCGGAAAAATAAATGAGGTTGTAATGGCAAATACTTATGCAGAAGCGGTGGAAAGGTTAGGATATTCGGATGACTGGAAGAAATATAGCCTTTGTGAAGTAATTTATACAGCGTTTCAGCTTTATACAACAGCACCAATTTTTCTTGTAAATGTACTAGATCCAGCAAAGCATAAGACGAAAAAGACACTGAAAAAAGAAGTAGAAGAAAACCAAGTGAAATTACCGATTGAGGCGATTGCAGAAAGTGTAGAAATAAATGGTATGGAAGCTGGAACAGATTTTGAAGCGTTCTATGATGATGAAACCTGTATTGTGGAGTTTTTATCTGACACAACAGGAGAAATAGAATTAACTTATAATGAAGTAGATCCAGCACAGATTGGAAAAGATGATATTATCGGTGGTTATAGTGTAACCACACATAAAACTACAGGTCTGGAATTAATTGATAGTGTATTTCCTCGATTCACAATCATTCCAGATCTGATTTTGTGTCCGAATTGGTCACATGATAGTGAAGTAGCAGCAGTGATGTCTGCGAAGGCAGAAAACATTAATGGATTATTTGAAGCAATTGCTATTTTGGATATGGATACAACAGAGGCGGGAGTTACTTATTATACAGAAGCAATTGCTTGGAAGAAAAAGAAAAATTTTTCGAAACCAAACGAATTGGTATGCTTCCCGAAATTGGCATTAGGTGAGAGGGAGTTTAATTATTCAACACAACTTGCAGGCTTGATGGCAAAAACAGACAATACGGAAGCATTAGGAGGTGGTACACCATGTGAAAGTTCATCGAATAAATCTTTACAGGCGGATCGAATGATTTTGGCAGATGGAACAGAAGTAGTACTTGATTTACAGCAAGCAAATTATCTAAATGATAATGGTATTGTTACAGCATTAAATTTTTACAATGGTTTTGTGAGTTGGGGAGATTGGACTGCTTGTTTTCCAGCGAGTACTGATCCAGTTGATTATTTCTATTGCATTTCCCGTATGTTTAAATGGGTTGCAAAAACTGTCATACTTTCTTATTGGAATTATGTAGATCGTAGGCTGATTCGTAGATTGATTGATGCAGTATTGCAAAGCATCAATAATTGGCTGAATAGTTTGGTGGCAGAAGAAAGAATCATTGGTGGACGTGTTGAATTTAGAGAAGAGGAGAATAGTACAACTGCTTTAATGGCAGGGCACGCAAAATTTCATATTTATATTACACCATCTAGTCCGCTTTGTTTATTAGAATTTGTGTTAGAGTATGATACTTCTTATTTATCAAATCTAATAGCAGGGTAAAGGAGGGATTTAATCATGCCAAGAATAGATGAAGCTGTAATTAATTTTGCGGTATATGAAGATGCAGTAGAATATTTGGGAAAATCAGAAGTGACACTTCCAGAAGTATCAAATCTTACGGAAGAAATTAAGGGGGCAGGAATTGCAGGAAATGTGGAAGCAGTTATTTTAGGACATACAGCAGCAATGTCATTGACTCTTAATTTTAGAACAGTTACGCCAGCAACCGTTAATTTATTTGAACCACGAATTCATAATATTGATTTACGAACGGCACAACAGGAGACAGATACAAAAAGCGGAGAAATTAAAGTACGAAGAGTAAAATATGCACTTAAAATAAAACCAAAGAAATTTGCGCCAGGAAAAGTAGCACCTGGCTCACCTGCGGATGCAAGTGGAGAGTATGCTGTATTGTATTATGCTGTTTATATTGATGGAGTAAAAAAGATGGAGATTGATCCATTAAACTTCATATATGAAGTGAATGGAAAAGATTATTTAAGCGAAGTGAGAAGTGCGTTAGGAAAGTAAAGAATAAAAGATAGCCAGTAGAAAACTACTGGCTATTCTATTTATTTTTAGGAGGACAAGAAAATGGAAGTTGAAAAAAAGAATGAGAAAGTTGTGATTAATGAAAAAGAATTGGAAGTAGCAGAACAAATGGCAGAAGAAGAAAAGTATCAATATATACATGAGTTTAAAAAACCATTTCAATATGATGGAAAAACATTTGAAGAGTTGACTTTTAATTGGGAAAAGCTAACCGGATATGATAGTTTAGCAATTGAAAATGAACTACAATCATTAGGAAGACCTGTTGTGATTCCGTCTCTATCTGGAGAATATTTGATAAGAATGGCAGCACGAGCAAGTATGGATGGAATTGGAGAAGATGTGATAAGTGCAATGCCAATTCGGGATTATAACAAAATTAGGAGTGAAGCACGGTCTTTTTTATTGAAAACGGAATTGTGATAGGGGATGGCGGGGAATGGTTGCGTGAGCAATGTCTAATCATGGCACAAGGCAATCATACCCCCATATCTTTCTGGCTTTCCTTATCATTGATCGAATTTATTCAATGGATACGGACAAATAATCGGATTGTATCAAGGAGAGAACAGGAGAGAAAGCATGGCAAGTAGAAAAGAATTCGAAATGGCGTTTCAGTTAAGCGCAAATCTAAATAATTCATATTATAGTACGTTTAAAAATGCACAGTCTACTCTTGCTTCTATGCAAAAAGAGATCATGGAGCTTAACAAGGTACAGTCGAATATTTCTGCATATGAAAAGAAACAAGGAGCAGTAGAGGAAACACAAAAAAAGCTAGAGCTATTACAAAAGCAGTATGCCAATATAGAAAAAGAGATTAAAAATACAGCAAATTTTTCTTCTGATCTGGAAAATAAATTGTTATCCAAACAAAGGCAGATGGATAAAACAACTACCTCTTTAGGAGAACAAACTGAGAAATTAAATCAGATGAAAGTTGCCTTACAGGAAGCAGGAGTAAATACAGAAAATCTAACTGGGGAAAGTAAGCGGCTGGAAACAGAAATAAAAGAACTGAAAAAAAGTCAAGGAGAAGCAGCTGTAAGTGCGCAAAAGGAGTTAGAAAAATTAAAGAAAGAAGAGGAAGAAGCAGCTGAAAGTGCACAAGAATTTGGAAAAAAAGGCGCACAAGCAATGGAAACGATTTCTTCTGCAATTGCAGCAGCTGGAATTGTAAACGCCCTAAAAGGGATTGCACAAGCCTATATGGAATGTGTTAATGTAGCTGGAAATTATGAGGAAACCATGTCAACGGTAGAAGCACTTTCTGGAGCTTCTACAAGGGAAATGGAAGAACTGTCTGCTATGGCAAAGCAATTAGGAGCAGAGACCAAATTTACGGCACAAGAGTCCGCAGAAGCTATGACTTATATGGCAATGGCTGGATGGAAAACCACGGATATGTTACAGGGGATGGACGGAGTGATACAACTTGCAGCAGCGTCTGGAGAAGAATTAGGAATGGTTTCAGATATTGTGACGGATAACTTGACTGCGTTTGGAATGGCAGCTTCAGATACTGCACATTTTTCTGATGTTCTGGCAGCGGCAGCAACAAATAGTAATACTAGCGTTTCAATCATGGGAGAAACCTTTAAGCAATCTGCTAGTATTGCAGGGGCGCTAGGGTATAGTATAGATGATGTGGCTGTAGCGGTTGGGCTGATGGCAAATAGTGGAATAAAAGGTAGTATTGCAGGAACTGCATTGAAAAATACATTCAATGGATTACTGGAAGGAGCCACTTTAGCAGGAGAAGCACTTGGGGAATATGAATTTTCTGCAATACGATCAGATGGCACCATGAAGTCTTTTTCTGAAACAATAGAAGAACTACGAATTTGCTTTAGTCAAATGTCCAAAGCAGAAAAGGTAAGCAATGCAATGGCAATTGCAGGAAACCGAAGTTATAATGGTTTACTTGCTATTATTAATGCAACCAATGAGGATTATCAATCTTTAACACAATCTATTACAAATTGTGCTGGAGCTGCTAATAGAATGGCAGCTATTAAATTAGATAATATGAAGGGGCAACTTACTTTAGCACAATCTGCTTGGGAAGGAGTAACGATTGCAATAGGAGAGCAATTTACTCCTGCTATGAGTAAAGTTTATCAACTTGCCGCACAAGTATTTGGAAAATTAAAAGAATTTATTGAAACTCATCCGGCATTGGTGAAGGCAGTTACAGCGTTTGTAGCTGTCATTGGAACGGCTGTGGCAGGTTTGACAGCATATGCAGCAATTGTGAAAATGGTTAAATTATTGGATGTGGCTTCCTTATTTACTGGTCCAGTAGGAGTGATATTAGGTGCAGTTAGTGCAGTCGCTGCTTTAACGGCAGGTGTAGTAGCATTGGTTTCTTCTATTAATGAAGGTGTTCCTTCTGTAAAGGATTTAACAGCAGCAGCAAAAGGAATGGATGAAGCTATGTTGCAGGCAGCGGCGGATCAGAAAGAAAATGCTTCTAAAATGCTTGCTACAGCTTCTATTGCAGATAGTTATATTACAAGGCTGGAAGAAATTGAAACAGAAACAAATGGGAATGTAAAAGAAAATCAGGAATACCACAATATATTAGAATTGCTGACTAGAACGATTCCAGAACTGGCAGATAATATTACTTTGGAAACAAATGCTATCGAAGGTGGGACAGATGCTTTACGAAAACAGACTGAGGCATGGAAGAAGAACGCACAAGAGCAGGCAAAGCAAGCATATTTAAATAGTTTGTATGATGAATATAGTGCCGTTATGAGCGAGGCAGCAGAAAACAGTATTAAGTTGACGCAGGCACAAATGAAGGAACGTCAGGCGATAGAGGCACAAGAATTGGCACAAGTTCGTATGAATGAGTTGTATCAAGAAGCGGAGGAAGCAGCGAGAAAGTATAACGAAGAAACAGGAAAACATACAGATGCTTCTAGGTATTTAACAGATGAGTATTATGAACTATCAGATGCTTTATGGAATTATAATGATGAAATTAGTTTGGCACAAAAGGAGCAGAAAAATCTAGCTAAAGCAATAGAAGAAGATAATGTGGCAATTACAGAAGCAGAAGCTGTGATTTCGGCAGCAGAAGCAGCAATTGAAGAAATGACAGAAGCGGAAAGGAAAGCAGCAGAAACGACTGCATTAATAGAAAAACAGCAAACAGCTCTTTCTGTAACAATCGGGAACACAAGAGAAGAAATAGAAGCACTGACAGACTTGTATTATGAATCTTATGAGGCTGCATTAGAAAGCGTTTCTGGACAATATAGTTTGTGGGACGAGGCAGCAAAAGTGGTACAAAAGAGTGCAACAGATATCAATAATGCAATGGAGTCTCAAATTACATACTGGCAGAATTACAATACAAATTTACAATCTTTGTCGGAACGCTCTAGCGAGATTGAAGGATTAGGTGATGTGATAGCCAGTTTTGCAGATGGATCAGAAGAAAGTGTTAATGCAATTGCAGGAATGGCAAATGCAAGTGATAGAGAACTACAAGCAATGGTAGAAAATTGGAAATCCTTGCAGACAGAACAGGAAGCAGCAGCAGGAAGTATTGCTGATCTTAAAACGAATTTTACAGAAGAAATGGATCGGTTAGGGCAAGAATTAGCAGCAGACATTGAAGCGATGGATTTAGGAAGGGAAGCAGCAGAAGCTGGAAGGGAAACGATTCAAGGCTTTATTGATGGTGCTAGTAGTATGACCTTACAAGTACAAAATGCTTATGCAAAAGTTGCAGTGGCAGCAAAAGAAGCGTTGTGTGTAGATGGAGGTATTGAAAGTGGAAGTCAGGAGGGATCAGAATATAAAAATTGGAATGGATATGCAACAGGGACAATTTTTGCAAAGCCTGGTTTTGCAGAAGTCGGAGAAAATGGACCAGAATTAATTTTTTTAAATGGTGGGGAAAAGATTTTGACAGCTGCGGAAACGACTAGAGTGAAACAGGAATGGTCAAGTAGTAATATTGAATTACAGGCGATATCCCCTCAACTACAAGCAATATCTCCTCAATTACAAGCAATAACACCACAGTTTCAAGCGGTTACTGCACAACCAGAGAATGTTATACAAGCACAAAGTAGTAACAACCAAAGTAATAGTATTGTAATTACAAATAGTCCAACTATAAATGTAGATGGAGACAAGCCAACTGATTTGGAGAAAAAGTTAGAAGAAAGCAATAAGCAATTGTTGCAAATGGTAAGGGACATGCTTGACAAACGAAAAGAGGATGAGAGGCGGTCAGTATATGCATAAGATTTATACAACCATATCTGGAGATATGTGGGACAAAATTGCTTATGAACAGATGGGAAGTGTACTATATACAGATAAACTAATCAGGGCAAATATAGACTATGCTGCTTTATTTATTCTTCCTGCTGGAATTCTACTTACAATACCAGAGTTAGAGGAAAAGAAAAATATGGAGCTTCCTCCGTGGAAAAGGGGGCTTTTGAATAGATGAGTAAAGAAGGACTTGCCAGAAGAGTAGATTTAAAGCTGACTTTTGAAAATATGGAGGTAGCAGAGGATATTAACCTACATTTGTTAAGCGCTACTTATATAGATGAGGAAGAAGATAAGGCGGATGATTTTCAGATTGAATATGAAGATCGGGAAGGAAATTTGCTTGAAGGTTGGGTAAAAGAAGCAAAGACAGAGGAAGAAGAAACCATTAATTATGTGGTACAGAGAGGGGATACGCTTTGGGATTTAGCAGAAAAGTATTTAGGAAGCGGAATAAAATATTTGCAAATTGCACAAGAAAATAATATACCAAACCCAGATTTAATTTATCCAGGGCAAGTATTTAAGATAACGAAAAGTGAGAAAAGTTCTGATTCTTCTACTAAGCAGCAAGGAACTAAAACAAAAGGGAACAGTCCAAAGTTGGTAACAGCTGTATTTACACAGATGAATTGGAGAGATACAGGAGAAAGTTTGACATTAGATATTGGCACATTTGAAGTAGATAGCGTTGTATTTTCTGGCCCACCAGATAAGATGATAGTAAAAAGTACATCTATTCCATATAGTTCTACCTTACGTATGGAAAAAAAATCAAAAGCATGGGAGAAATATACATTAAAAGGAATAGGAGAAGAGATTGCACAAAAAAATGGATTGCAACTTATGTATGAGGCACCTGATAATCCATCTTATGAACGAAAGGAGCAAGTCCAAACCTCTGATATTAAATTTTTACAGACCTTATGTCATGCAGAGGGTATGGCGTTAAAGGTGACTACTCTAACTATTGTAATTTATGATACAGCAGAATATGATAAAAAGCCCGCCATTATGACTTTTGAAAAAGGAAACAGCGACATCTTAAATTATAGAATGGAAACAAGCCTTACAGATACAGCCTATACCAGTTGTCATGTATCCTATAGCGATCCAAAAAGTAAAAAAACAATAGAATATACCTTTACACCAGATGAAAGTTCTGGTACAGGACAGACTTTAGAAGTAAATGAAAAAGTAACCAATATGGCAGAAGCAATTCGACTAGCAAAAAAGCGATTGAGAGAGAAAAATCAAAATAAATATCAAGTAAAACTTACCGTGGTAGGAGATGTTACATTAGTGGCTGGAGTAACAGTAAACTTAAAAGGGTTTCAACAGTTCGACAGAAAATATCGAGTGGTACAGGCAAAGCATAATTTGCTAAATGGTTATACTGTAGATTTATCATTAAAACAGGTATTGGAGGGATACTGATGGCAGATTTTACAGAATTAAGAAATATGGTAAGAAAAGGAATGGTGCAAAGCATAGATGCAGAGATGATGCAGGCGCGAGTAAAATTTGAGGATAAAGGTGGGATCATTTCTGGAAATTTACCTATTTTAATGCATAAACGCCATATAGTGCCAACAAAAGAAGATAAAACAGGGGATAAGGTAAAATTAGAAAAGGAACATACCCATGACGCTTTTATTACAGATTGGCTTCCAGAAGTAGGTGATATGGTACTTTGCTTGATGATACCAAATGGAGATGGAGAAGGATACATACTAGGGGGCATAAAGTAATGGCAGAAGTAGGGAGTTTTGGGGAACTTGTTTTCAAAGTATCAGATAAGACGGTAAAAACCTTTGATGAGATGAATTGGGATTTTTCTTCCAAATATGCGACACATGATAGACATATCAAAGCAGATTTATTAGAATATATGGGACCAGAGATAGAAACCATTTCTTTTTCTATGACATTTTCCTTATTTTTAGGAGTAAAACCATTTGAACAGATTGAAAAGTTAAAAGAAATGATAAAAGAGGGAAGTACAGAACGATTAGTGATAGGAGGCAAAGTATACGGGGATTATAAATGGGTGATACAGAAAGGTTCTACTGAGTTACAACATTTTGATAAAGATGGAGATATTTTAGTGGCAAAAGTGAAAGTGACTTTAAAAGAATATCCTAAGAGGTGATGTTATGGAGTTAATTCGAGGGGATGGAAAACTGTTAGAAAATATAGATCTTGATCCAGAAAATGTATATCAAGAAGTATTACAAAATATAGCGATTATTTTAGATACCGTGATGAAGTCTGCCCCTATGTTGCGTGGGTTGGGGATGCCAGGAGAACTTTTAAAAAGACCACTGCCTGTAGTAAAAAATATGTTAGTGGCTTATATTTACGATCAAATAGATAAATATGAACCACGGGCAATTATAGGTGGTGTAACTTTTGAAATGCCAGATAATTCCTATCCATTACAGGGAATTTTAATTCCTGTGATTGAACTAAAGGGGGTAAAAGAAAATGGATGATAGAGGCTATCCAGATATACAATTTCTGGAGACTGATACGGAAACAATAGAAAGTAATATGATCGCATTATATGAACTTTTTATGAGGGAAAAAGGAAGAAAAGATTATAAAATGCATCCTGCTTCTCCAGAACGCTTATTTCTTTCTTGGTGTGCTGCTATTATTATACAACAGCGGATTTTGATTGATGAAACGGCAAAAAAGAATGTACCAAGATATGCAACTGGAAAGTATTTGGACAGTCTTGCAGAACTTTTCAAAGACATTAAAAGACTTCCTGCAAAACCAGCGGTAGCAACTTTCCGCTGTTACTTATCTAAAATACAGCCGCAAAGCGTTATAGTGCCCGCAAAAACACGTATTAGTTTTAATAGTGATATTATGTTTGAAACAATGGAAGAGTTAGAAATACCTGCTGGTAATTTGTATGGTGATGTAAATGGGCAGTGTCAAATGGTAGGAACAGTAGGGAATGATCTAGCAATTGGGCAAATAAATGAAATCGTGGATGTATATGACTATTATCAGAAAGTGGAGAATATCACAAAGAGTAGTGGAGGGGCAGAACAGGAAGCAGATAAAGAATATTATGAACGCATGAGAGAGAGTATGGAAAGTTTTTCAACAGCCGGTTCGGCAAATAGTTATATTTATTATGCAAAATCAGTTACTGCGGCAGTTGCGGATGTAGCAGCAACTACACCAGAACCAGGTGTGGTAGATGTGCGGGTGCTATTACAGGGCGGTGAACAACCAACAGAAGCATTATTGAAGGAGATATATGAAAAGTTAAATGCTGATGATGTGCGACCGTTGACAGATACAGTGATAGTATCAGCTCCAGAAGAAGACCCATTTGAAATTGATTTGACTTTCTGGATTGAAAAGAATACACAGGCAAGCAGTAATATAATTGACAGGGCAACACGGGCCGCGGTAGATGAATACATATCGTGGCAGACCGGGAAAATGGGGCGGGATATAAACCCGTCTTATTTAGTGCAGAAAATCATGGAAGCCGGGGTGAAGTGTGTGGATGTACGAAAGCCGGAATTTAGGGTTGTGGAAGAAACACACGTTGCGCGTATTGTCCGAGAAACAATGCAGGTATTGAACGGGGGTGTTGAAGTTGGCTGACATGGAGATAAGAAGCCCTGGCAGGGATATATACAGCGTGAACTTTGCGGACTATCTGCCAAAAACACTGAAACAGGACCAGAAAATGAAGGCATTGGCGGCAGCAGTCACGGAACAAATGCTGGGAGTGAGTGCAGAAATAGACAATGTGCTTATATATTCCAGAATTGATGAACTGCCGGAAGAACTGATTGATATACTTGCTTTTGATATGCACGTTGACTGGTACGATTATTCATATCCGCTTGCGGCAAAAAGGAACATTCTGAAAAACAGCGTAAAAGTCCATAAGAAGATGGGAACAAAATGTGCTGTAGAAACTGCATTAAGTGCTTTATATTCAGATAATAAGGTTATAGAATGGTTTGAATATGGAGGTAAACCATATACATTTCGTATACAGGTAAATGTAACAGATACATATGAACCAATAGAAAATAAAAATAAATTGGTTAAGGCTATAAATATTTATAAACGTTTGACAGCTCATTTAGATAGTATTGTTTATTTTTTTGATATTTTGTTTAGGGTATCAGTAAAGTATGAAATGGTTATGAGATATACAAGCATATTTTATCCTTATCACAACATCCCATACTTATATTATGATGGCACAGCTCAATATAATGGCAGGTACCAATATAACAAGTATAAGACAAATACATGGGTAGATTTGCATCCTGTGGCATTATCAATTACTGGCTTTAATTTTACAAATATTCAGTACTTATCAAAAATGAATATTGAAGGAGTGTTCTTGCTGCCAGTACACGGTAAAGTGACAAAATTAGAATATAAGATGAATATTAACCCTATTATACAGTTCGATAGACACAAAATTTTTATATGGACAAGTATTAGAAATGACCAGTTAATCAAATATATGTTTCAAATAAGCCTGTTTGGAATCACAGTTAAGCCACCAATGTACAGCAGAGTGGCAAAGCTACAATGTAAATCAGGGGTTAATCCAGTGATTCAACTGGATAAACATCAGCTTAGCATAAAAACAGAAAGTAAGGTGAAGCCTTGCCGATATGAAATCAAGTTGACCATAGGCTACCATCTGACACGATATGATGGTTCTTGTAGATATGATGGCACACGCAGGTATGATTCCGAAATCATCAAAGAGAGATTATAAAGGAGGCTAATAAGATGGCAGAAGCAGTAACAACAGTAAAAGGACGTGAGAAACTTTGCCGGGCACATGCAGGTGACAGTCTGCTACCGAAGTTAAAGTATATTGCATATGGAGATGGAGGGACGGACGCAGATGGGAATCCGCTACCTCCAACGGGAGAGGAAGTATCTTTGCACAACGAACTCCTAAGAATGGAAATTGATGAACATAATTATCCAATCCAAACTACATGTGAATATAAATCAGGATTGAGCAAAAGCGACTTGGCAAATGTGTATATATCAGAACTTGGCATATTTGACGAAGAAGGAGATTTGATTGTATATAAGACATTTCTAAAAAAAGGTAAAGACGATGATATGCTGTTTGATTTTTCGTTGCAGGAAATATTTTAATAGAAAGGTGGATGTATATGGGAAATTTGACAGTTAAGAACCCACCAGAATTTACGTCAGAAGTACATAAAACCGAAAAAGAAGAATTTATTACTGCTGAGTTGGAAAATGAAATTAAAAGTGCTTTACTTAACAATGATGTATTTTTAAAAGCCCTTGCAGAAGCGATTAAGAAGAAGTCAGATGAACACATTGAAGATAGTGATATTCATGTGACTTCACAAGACAAACAAATTTGGAACGCAAAAGCTAAAACAGATGTAGCAACTCAGTTAACAGATGGTTTAGAGTCTGCTGCTGATAAAAAGAAGCTGGATGGGATTGCAGAAGGGGCAGATGTAAACCAAAACGCGTTTTCTAATATAAAGGTCGGGGATGTTACAATTTCCGCAAACGGGGAAACAGCTACTTTTATATTAGCTGCTGGAGACAATATCACTATTAGTGCCGACAATGCGACCAAACAAATTCGGGTTACTGCAAATATTGACGGCGGAAATGCAGATATGGTAGACGGATACCATGCGGAACATTTTGCTGCTGCCGACCACGGGCATGATTATATACCAACGGATGCTTCCTGTAATAAGAACTGGAATTGGTATGGTCAGGACGGTCAGCCAACTTGGATTTGGGGTGGAGAAGATGGAACAAATATGTATGTCTACAACCCATCAAATTTTAGTGTGAACTATGCCAATAGCGCAGGAAATGCAGCTACATTAGATGGGCATTATGCCTCAGCTTTTGCAGGTAATTCACATAATCATGATGGTGCTTATCTTCCATATATAGCTGGATTAACATCTGGTTATGTAAGAACTGGTCAAAAAGATGGTACTACTATAGGAGACTCAGCTACTGCAGAAGGATCTAATACAACAGCATCTGGAAGAAGGGCTCATGCAGAAGGATTGCTTACAACGGCATCTGGAGAAGAGGCTCATGTAGAAGGATGGGCTACAATGGCATCTGGAGATGTTTCTCATGCAGAAGGATGGCTTACAACAGCATCTGGGGGAAGAGCTCATGCAGAAGGACAGAATACAACAGCATCTGGAGATGTTTCTCATGCAGAAGGATGGGCTACAACAGCATCTGGGAATTATTCTTATGCTAATGGACGTAGTTCAATTGCATATGGCATATGCTCTAAGGCTATGGGATATTATGTAGTAGCTAATACTCATTATCAAACTATAATTGGTAGATATAATGTTATTATGGGAGATGGTGTTAATTATTATCCTCAAAGTGACAGTCTTTTCATTGTTGGGAACGGAGATGCCGAAGAAAACAGAAAAAATGTATTTAGAGTGCAAGGAAATGGTTCAATCTATTCAACCGGTGCATATAACACTTCCGGGGCTGATTACGCAGAATATTTTGAGTGGGCGGATGAAAATCCCAAAAATGAAGATAGAGTAGGATATTTTGTGACAATTATTGAAGATAAAATTAAAATTGCAAATTCTGGTGATTATATTCTTGGTGTAGTATCAGGTACAGCATCGGTTATTGGAAATAGTCAGGAAGACCAGTGGAAAGGTATGGAACTGCATGATGAATGGGGAAGAGTAATTACAGAAGAGGTTGTCGTGCCAGAGAAAACAGAAGATATAGAAACAGAAGATGGTACAAAAGAGACTATAGTAATTATGCCAAAACACACAGAAATAAGACCTAAAATCAATCCGAATTATGATAACTTACAAAAATATACACCGCGTTCCCAACGTTCTGAATGGTCCCCAATTGGAATGTTGGGAGTACTTTTAGTTCGGGATGACGGGACATGTCAGGTTAATGGATTCTGTAAAGTGGCGAATGGTGGAATCGCCACAAAGGCAGACTTTGGATACAGAGTGATTAAGAGGATAAAAGAGAATATAATCAAAGTAATCCTAAAATAAAAGCCTGTCAGATAAAAATCTGATAGGCTTTTATTTTATAGAAGGGAGGACCTATGACTGGTGAAGAGATTGCCGTAAAATTGGCAGAACATGAAAAAGAAATTGGCAGTTTGAAGCATCGAATGGATGAGGTAGAGGAAGTGACAGATTCCATTAATAACCTTGCTATTAGTGTGGAAAAGTTAGCCTTAAGTGTCACTGGTATGTTGGAACGCATGGACAGTTATGAATCCAGGTTAAAGGTACAAGGTGAGCGCATTGGTGTGCTGGAACGCCTTCCGGACAAAGAAGCGGCGGAAAGGTGGAGAAGTATAGTGAAAACCATTATTACTGCTGTTGCTTCTGGATTAGTTGGAATGGTATTAGCACAATTATTTTAAGGAGGACAAAACTATGAGTGAAAAAAGCAAAAGATGGTGGAAAGCAGCGGGAATACGAGCTGTAAAAACAATCGCACAGACTTTTGTGGCGACTATAGGAAGTAGTGCGGTGATGAGTGCCGTGGATTGGCAGGTTGTAGTATCTGCATCCATACTGTCAGGAATTTTATCTTTGGCAACTTCTGTGGCTGGATTACCAGAATTAAAAGAAAATCCAGAATAAGTTTTACATAAAAATTTTGAGCATCCTTCCAGGGGGTGCTCTTTTGAAGGAGAAAATATGAGGATAGTAGAAAGTATTTTAACTGAGAATCCCTGCTATAAAGCAGGAAGAAAAATCACGGTAAAAGGGCTGATGCTCCATTCTGTAGGCTGTCCCCAGCCCAATGCAGAAGTTTTTGTAAAGATGTGGAATAATCCGGGAAGCGGCAAAGCATGTGTACATGCTTTTATTGATGGAAATACCGGAAAGATATATCAAACGCTTCCATGGAATCACAGAGCCTGGCATTGTGGGGGAAATGCCAACAATACTCACATCGGTGTGGAAATGTGTGAGCCTGCCTGCATCCGTTATACCAATGGTGCATCCTTTACCTGTTCTGACAGGGAAAAAGCTATGGTGGTAGTAAAACATACTTATGATGCAGCAGTAGAGTTGTTTGCTATGCTCTGTAAGAAGTACAATCTGAATCCTTTAGCTGACGGAGTGATTATCAGCCATAAGGAAGGGAGCAGTCGGGAAATCGCATCGAATCACGGCGATCCGGAACATCTCTGGAGGCAGCTTGAAATGGGCTATACAATGGATGGATTCCGGAAGGCAGTAGCATCTGTTATGAACAGTGATGTCACAAATCGGGTTGATGGAGCAGAAGTACAGCCGGAAGCGAAATGGATGCAGGGAACTGACGGACGCTGGTGGTACCGACACGCTGATGGGAGTTTTGTTACGGAAGGCTGGGAGCAGATCAACGGAAAGTGGTATTATTTTGATGAAAAAGGCTGGATGCAGACGGGGTGGCTTAGTTGGAAAGGCAAATGGTATTATTGTAATAAAGATGGTGTAATGGTGTCGAATCAGATTTTAACTCTTCATGATAGTACATTTGGTGAAGAAGTATATGCTTTTGCTGCTGACGGACATATGCTGACACAGGTGAGTAGCAGAGGTACTTTAGCATAGTTGTATAAAATAGTATGTAGAAATTCTTACTAACAACCATTTGGTGGTGAGTGATTTCTTTATTCTGTCAAGTTATCAAGATTCTAGTACAGTGTTGCATTAATAATTAAGTAATGCTATGCCGTTAATGGTACTCCTTTGTAAGTCCATTTAAAGGGCTTAGCGGTTAGGTTATACTGCTCAATAAAACGCAGAATGCTTGTTTCCAGTTCCTCTATCGACTTGTGGCTTTTTCTTTTGAGCAGACGGCGGTTTATTATTCCAAACCAGATTTCGATCTGGTTCATCCATGAACAGTGTTTTGGCGTGTACACAATACGTATCCTGTGGCTTTCTTGATGCAGGAATTCTGCACGGCTTTCCAAGCTTTTGAGTATACCTGACTTCCCTTTGCTACCAAGGTCTTCTGACAGACCACACTGTTCCGCAACAAATCGTACCAGGCTCTCTGATTTGTGGGTGTTTAGACCGTCACAGACAAATGTCCATGACGCTTTGGGATCTGTTTCCACCAGTGCGCTTACAGCCTTTACGAAATCTTCTTCCGTGCGTGTCGGATTAAGGTATGGCGTTTCCATACGCCCTGTGGCAACATCAAAAAAGCCAATCAGACTGGTGGTTCCGTGACGTATGTATTCAAATTCCATACGGGCGGCTTTCCCTGGCATTACTGGCTTATCCGGATATTTGTGTTCCAGTGCCTGGATTCCTGTCATTTCGTCCACGGATATAGTATGGCCGCCTTCCTCGCGATTTGCCTCTGCCTCATGGTAAACGGTGCAGATTTCATTCACTTTTTCTGCAAAAGTCTCCGGTGAATCCACTTTCTCGGAGGAATGAAGCCAGTAACGGATGAGATGTGGGCGGATTTCTCCCATATTTTAAAAAACGGCTTATGGTTTTGGCCGATATAGAGTCCACAATACCTTCTTTAATCACAACGTCCACAAGCAGGTTAAGGCTCCATTGGCTGACCTCATATCCGAAATCCTCTGGATTGCGGCATGCAATCTCAAGGATTTTGATGATTTGCTCATCTGTGTAGTGGGAAGGTTGTCCTGGACGCGGGCAATCATCAAGGAAAAAGGAAACAGTTTCCCCCAAATGGGAAGGATCTTTTTCAGCAACTTCCTGTAAGAGAGGAAGAATTTTGATAAAACGGCATCTCCATTTACTGACAGAATCCTGCCCAAGGCCTACCTGTTTGGAAATCTGCATATTATTAAGCCCCTCTGAAGCAAGCAGGATTATATTTGCGCGTTGTACTTGTCGGGTAGGCAATGTCCTGCTTTTGGCAAATTTAGACAGGATGGGGTGGATGGCTTCAGGTATTTTTACAGAGACAGCAACAAATGGCATAATGAGATTCTCCTTGCGTTTTCTTTTAATTATAACATAAGTTGGAAATTATTTCCATAACAATATTACTTAATTATTAATGCAATGATGTACTAG